GCTCCTTCGGTTGTCCCACCAAGGAGCTAAGATAATCTGAGCTGTGGTGACAGGCAATGCCTGTCAGGCCGCCAGCCGCGCCTTGCGCTGCCGAAAGTCCATCCAGATCACATTGCTGGCGTCAAAGTCGCAGTACACCTTGCGGCGCTTTTTGCGGACGGGGCGCTTGGCAAAGCCAAACAGATGGTCGGCCGCCACAAAACCTTGGCCGGCCAGCTCGTCCTGGATGATCAGATAAAATTTCGCCGGGATTTTGCCATTGAACCGCCGCCAGTTGCAGACGTGGCTGGAGGATTGTCCGACCAGGATGCCGACCGCGGTCGGGCCGCCCAGCGTCTTCACCAGCGTGGTAAACGTCGCCAGCCGGCGCAGCGGAAGCCTCGTCATCTCAATCACCTCCTTCGCAGTGTCCCACAATGTGCATAAAAAATTAGCATGAGTCTGGCGCCGGACCTATCGCAATGGTTGCGCCTGATCACCGGCTTTTGACTTTTTGGGCCGATCGGTGCCATAAACAGCCGCTCGCAACGGCCCCGGCAGGCCCGGCCTTCGCTTCAGGCCACCCCCATTGAAGCCTTCTCGATGCGATGCCCGCCATCACGCGCCCGGCCAAGGCGTTCTCGTTTGCGAGCTATGTCCAGAACAACCCGCGCGGCCCGCTGCCTGGGGACCGGCTCGATGCCCAGATCCAGAACCTGATCGAGGCCATCCATTCGACCCAGCAAGCCTTGGCCGAGATCCGCCGCGACGACGGCCGGCTCGTCAACGAAAGCGTCGCGCTCGAGCAGCTCGCCCCGGTGGTGCGGCAGGCCTTCACCCAGGACGTCATCGCCCACACCGAGCTCGCCGCCACCCGCGCCGAGCAGGGCGCCGCCCTGGTCGGGGCCGCCGAAAACAACATCGCGCTCTTGGCCGGCGACGCCGAGGCCGCAGCGTTCAGTGCCGCGGAATTTCTCAACGCGGTGAACCTCGCGCGCAAGGCGGTCGACCAGGACCGCAACGGCGTCGCCGCCCTGGCCGACACCGTCGACGCGCAAACCACCGACGCCGAGAACTGGGCCAATTATTCCCAGGCCAATGCCGAGAACGCGGTTGCCGCCAAGGACCAGGCGCTGCAGTGGGCCGAATATCTCGCAGGCCCGGTGGTCGATGCCGAGGCCGCACCGGCCTACATCGCCGGCACGCCATTTCCGCACGGGCTGTACTACCAGCCGGTCGAGGGCTACGGCGGCAACGCCGGACTGTGGTCGGCAAAATGGTGGGCGATCTACGCCGCACAATTAGTCGGGCCCTGGGGGTTTTATTATCTCGGCGGCTGGCAGACGCCGCCGGTGCCCGGCGAAGTCAATCCGGACACCGGCATCAAGGTGCCGGCCCCGATCCCGCCGGGCTCGTTCTATTACGACATCACCACCGGCACGATCTATGTCTGGAACGGCAGCGCCTGGACCAGCCCCTATGCGCTGGCCTCCGGCGTGGTGTCGCGCTTCGTCTATCTCGCGAGCGCCGGCCAGACGGTGTTCTCCGGCGCCGATTACAATGGTGCCGCCCCCAATGTCGGCGCCTCGCCGAGCGACGTCCATCTCAACGGCGTGCGCCTGGTCGAGAACCTGGATTTTGTCATCGACACCGCGGGCTCGGCGCTGACGCTGACCGCACCGGTCTCGATCAATTCGATCGTGCAATGGGATCTGCTGGTGCCGACCGACGACCTCATCCCCGGCGCCGTCCATACCTTCAAGGTGGTGATGACGCCGCCGGCGCCCGACGGCGTCACCACCCAGTTCATGATGCAATATCTGCACCCGGTGCACGGCCTGCAGCCAGTCGCCGTCACCGACGGCGTGCAGCTCCAGGTCTCGATCGACGGCGTGATCCAGGAGCCCGGCGGCGACTACGTCGCGCTGCGCAATGTCCTGACCATGGGCGCCGCGCCGGTGGCGGCCGCGCATTTCTGGGCGGTGTGGTTCAGTAATGCGGTGCTGACGTCATGACCCAGAACGCCCGCCTCGCATTGTGGATCCCCTCCACCGACGACGCCGATCCCGGCGAAACCGTCCAGGCCACCGGATACAGCGGCGGCGATCGGGTGATCCCGACCGCGTTCGCGCTCGGCAGCGGGCCGCCGGGGCCCCAGGGCGTGCCTGGCCCTGTCGGACCTCAGGGGCCGCAGGGCAATGCCGGGCCCCAGGGAGGCAAGGGCGACCAGGGCATCCAGGGCCCGCCGGGTGCGATCGGCCCCGCCGGTCCGCAGGGCCCGCAAGGTGTCCAGGGCATCCAGGGCGCCACCGGCGGCACGTTCCCCGACGCGCCGAACGACGGCCAGCAATACGCCAGGCAGTCCAATGCCTGGACCACCGTGTCGATGCCGCCGGTTCTCGACGGCGGCACATTTTAAAAAAGGAGAAGACCATGGCAGTGCATTACGAAGTCCCCGCCGGCCAGAACCTGGTGATCTCAGGGCCCGCCAACGTCACCATCAAGGGCGGCGAGATGCCGCTGATCGGCGAGGATGCCGCCGACCTTGCCGCTAGCGCGCCGACACTCTCTGCGCTCGATCCCGACACCGTCGAGTCCGGCGCCGAGGACATCACCCTGGTGATCTCCGGCACCGGCTTCGATGGCAACTCGACCATCGTCTTCGGCGACTACGACGAGCCCACCACGTTCGATGCCGCGGCCGGCACGGTCTCGACCGGCGTCAAGCCGTCGCTGTTTGCGCCGGCCGTCGTCCCGGTTTTGGTGCGCAACGGTCCGGCGCGATCGCAACCTTTGGATTTCACGTTCATTGATCCGGCGGCGGCAGGAACATCCAGAAAAAGGAAATGACCATGTCGAGTCGAAGCAAAGCCAAGAAGAGCAAAAAGCCGGTGAGTAGGCCGAAGGCCAAGGTCACCAGCAAGTCCCACCGCAAGGTGGCGGTGAAGAAGACCGCAGTGTTGAAGCGCAGCAAAAAGAGGAGAGCCAAAACCATGACCGGCAAGAAGCACGACGACGAAGACGAGGGCCACAAGCAGGCCCCGCACAAGAAGGCACCTGATCCGGCCGGCAGCGATCCAACCCCGGATCCGATGGGACAACCGCCGGATCATCCGATCCCGGCGCCGCCGCCGACGACACTGCCGCCGGCACCACCGGTCCCGCCACCCCCGCCGCCACCGCAAGGAAAACCCTGATGTCGAGATGGCCCGTCGAACAGCCGCCGAAAGACGACAGACTGCACATCAATCTGCAATGCACCCAGCTGCCGGATCCGGACACGTTCGTCGGGCCACTCAACAAATACATCGCCCTGAACGGCGTCACATCGGCGTCGGTCACCGCGCATCAGAACCGCGCGGACTACGATAGCTTTCATCCCGAAGCATCGCGGACCGCCCTCACACCGCAGCCGCAGCCGCAACCGCTGCCGATGTCTGATGTCGGCGCGGTCTCGGCCGGCCGGCCGATCCACTACCAGGGCGGCGAGGTCGATCCTGGTATCGCCGCGCGGGTCAGACTGCACCGACCACCGCCGCGACCTCCTCCTGGCTAATGCTTGATTGATTGGGGCTTTGAAATGACCAGCCAATATCGCCATCGCCGCACCTCCGCTCCCGCTACCGCCTTCCCGAACCCGCTGGAGCCAGGCGAGATCGCCGTCAACACAGCCAACCGCCAGCTCGCCGTCGGCGACGCCGCCTCCGGCGCCGTCGGCGTGCCGCTGCCGCTGCTGGCGGTGCGGTTCTTCGATCAGCGCGCGATCTATGCCGCCAATGATCTTGTGATCGGCAGCGGCGGCATCCTTTATCGCGCCAAGCACAGCAACGGCCCCGGCGTTTTTAATCCGGCCGACTGGTTCGCCGGAGCCACCCAGCTGATCGTGGCCGACACGCCGCCACCCGGCGTGCTGCCGGGATCGCTGTGGTGGGAGAGCGACTCCGGCATCCTCTACATCCTCTACGATGACGGCAACTCGACGCAGTGGGTGATCGCGAGCCCGCAGCCCGACATCTCGCTGTTCGTGCAGCGCGCCGGCGATACCATGACCGGACCGCTGAATGTTCTTGCTAAGGTTTCTGTCGGCGGCGCCACCGATCTTGTGCCGGCGGCAACTTCCGGCCTGTCGATCAATGCGGTCTCAGCACCGGGGGGCCTTCTAGCGGTCGGACAAGACACCAATCATCACATTGAATTTCTTTGGAACTACAACGACACGCCGGCCAATGCCACAGGCGCGATCGCGACCTTTGGTTACCTCAACAATCTCGGCATCGACGCGAAGGTTTTGATATTACAAGGGGCCAGTGCCGGCGTGACGAATATTGGTGGATCGTTGAATGTCGGTGGTATCGCCCAATTTGGTGGTGGTGCAAATATCCTCAACTACGCTAGCCCCGGCGCCGGCTTCTGGTATGCGTCGAGCACCACTGTCAATCGATGGTTTGTAGGCAGCGACCTCGTCTCGGATCTTTGGCGCGTCTATTGTTCTGGTGTTGGAGGCAATGCGCTAGCGATCAACGGCGCAACTGGCGCCGTCCAGGTTACATATAATTTGACCGTTAATGGTCCAGCAAGTGTCGGCGGCGATCTGTCGATTGCTCCTGGCGCGGCTGTCGCGAGAATTAACTTTGGCAATGCCGGCTCCGGGATCTATTGGGACGGCACCAACTACCAACTCAGCGGGCCGATCTATAACGCAGCCAGTGCTGCCAATCATCTCTATGTCGGTGGCGCCGTTTTCACTGGCTACGGAAACACCAACATCGGTTCGTACTATTTTGGACAGGACGGCACCAGGCGCATCTATAGCGACGGCCTGGATTTCGCTTTCAGCGGTGGCTCGCTGCGCAGTGCCCTGAAGTCACCTATAACCTTCCCCGGCTATTCCACCAACGATTGGACCGCCGCCTTTCACGCAATGGCGCCCAGTTCGTGGGCCTTCATGGAGGATCAAGGCTCCGGCGGCAGCGGTGGCCTGCCGGGGACGTGGTGGTTCAACACCAACATGCGCCACCAAAATCCCGGCACCTATTATGGGCTACAGCAGGCCTGGGGCTGGAACGACAATGCCAACGAGTTCTACAGCCGCGACTGGGAGGGTGGAACGCCGGGGCCCTGGGTCCGTTTTTTAAATTCCAACAACATCGGAAGCTACGCCGTCACGCTCGCCTCCGGCGATGCCCGCTACGCTAAAACCCCACACTGCGGACGGCTTGCCGCCGTGGCTGGCAACCAGCTGCTATTTTCTCCGTACAATGGCGACGACATCAAGATCAACGGCGCGTTCTACCACATCCCTCCCGCTGGCATCGCTATCGCCAATACGGGCGTGTGGGTTGATGCGGTTACCGGTCAGAACCTTGCAGCGAACACGCTTTATTATCTTTTTCTGACAATCTCCGGCGGGGTGCCAACTCCCTATTTTGCACACAGCGTCACGCACACCACTAGTGTTCTGGCGGGAAATGTTGGCGTCGAGATCGCTGGAAATGGTGACAACAACTTCACGCTGATCGGAATGGTTTACACCAATGCATCGGGGCAGTTCACCGATGCCTGCACCTTGTCGTGGTTCAACAAGCGTCCGCGCGCATTTGTGACCGGAGTTGATAACGCCGGCACGACTTCCACAACGCCGGGCAAGCTCGGCTCGCAATCCCTCGACATCTGTTCGTGGGCCAGCGAAGCCACCAATGCAACGCTGCTGTCGCAGTGTGCCGTCAACGCAGGGTATGCGGTGATGACGGTCGCGTATGACACCCCCGCTTCGTACTTCGTCAATCAAACGATCGTCTACATGCCGCAGACATCGCCTTATCCCGGCGGTGGCACCGGCGTCGTTGCCGAAGGCAAGCACAACTGGATGATCGCTGGCTATGTCGGAACTGCCGCAAACCTTAACTGCCTCAATCAAATGCTCCAGGTAGTGATACGGGGATAACCATGAGCAATCTCGCTGCCGTACAGAAAGATGTTGTTGCCCATCAAGAGATGATGAACGCGCTCGTCGATTATTGGCCGGGCGCGCAGTGGACACTGAACGGGTCCGACTATTCTGGCTTGGTGTGGCTCGACGAAAAAACACCGAAGCCAACCGAGAAAGAATTGGCAGCAGCGATGGCTATCCCGAAGCAGCCGGAGCTCGCGGCAGAAGACAAGGTTCTCTTCGAGCATGAAAACCGGCTGCGCTCGCTGGAGGGCAAGCCACCGCTGACGCTGCAGCAATTTACGGCTTCGATGGTGACGCCGGCCGCGCCGCCACCGGCGAAGAAGAAGGGACGCTGATCATGGCGCTCGATTTTCCCAACGCTCCGACCGTCGGTCAGAAATATCCGCAGCCCTCGATCCCCGGCGTGCCGACCTACGGCTGGGACGGCGAGAAGTGGACCACCAATGGCGGCGCCGCCGCGGTCGGCGCCGGACCATCGAACGCGGTGCCGGCCATGGACGGAGCCGGCGCCTCCGGCATCAGCGTCAACTACACCCGCGGCGATCACGTCCATCCCAGCGACACCTCGCGCGCCGCGAAGAGCTACGTCGATAGCCAGGACAACGCGATCATCGCCAACTACCAGGCCGCGGACAACACCAGGGTCGCCAAGACCGGCGACACCATGACCGGCCCGCTGACGATCAACAGTGCGCTTTTTTCTGGAGACTTCACCACCTCGCGCAGTGCCACCCTGGGTGTGGTGTTCTTTGGGTCCAGCCAGGGACAGTATATTTATTTCAACGGCGTCGATTTCAGCATCACGCAGCAGATCGTGTTGCCGATCGATCCGGTCGGACCGATGCACGCCGCCACCAAGCAATACGTCGACAACGCTAATGCCGCCAATCTGAAGATCGCCGGCGGCCAGAACCTCACCGGCGGATTTAGCTTCACGGTGTTTGCGCCGACGCTGTCCGGCACGTTCACGCCGGATCCGACCAAGGGCAATTATCAGCACGG